TCGGTAAAAATACTGCGGGATATCCTTCGGTCTTTAGTTTGAGACAGGGAAAATTTGGTGAAACCTTTGACAAGGATAGAACCACTGAAAATTTTGTGAAATTTGCAAATAAAGCTGCTTTAAAGGTAAAATCTAAAACGGTTAAAAGAGGTAAAACGGGTAAACCGGTTAAACCAGTTAAAAAACTTAGAAGAACCATGTAAGAAAATTGATATGAAAATAATACGTTTTATTATTATAAAAAATGGAGTGCAAACTTATCGATTTCAATGTCTCGGACAAGGATGAATTTTCGATTCAAATGTTTGGTATTGATGAATTAAGGAATACCTATTCCATTAGTATATATGATTATACACCATTCATATATATTCGTGTTGCAAATAATTGGACTACGTCTAATTGTGATGAATTTATAGAGCATTTAAAAACCCATGAGAATAATGCAATCAAATATAATTTTAAAACGATTGTAAGTTACGAAATGGTTTCTAAAAAGACCCTTTACGGGTTTGATGGAGGAAAATATCATAAGTTTATTCATATCAAAAGTAAAAACATGAAGTTTATTTACGCGATAAAACAATTGTATTTTATAAAAGAGACCTCAAAGGTAAAGCCCTATCTTTTCAAAGGCGTCAATACAAGCATTTATGAATGTATGGTACCGCCTCTTTTACGATTCTTTCACATTCAAGAGATAAGCCCTTCTGGATGGATTAAAATTGCAAAATTTGAAAAGGTAAAGACCAAGAAGACGCGCTGTCATCATGAAATAAGATGTCTCTCTAAAAATATCGTTCCTTTGGATAAAGATACTCTAGTTCCTTATAAAATTTGTAGTTTTGATATTGAGGCAAGCAGTAGTCACGGCGACTTTCCAGAGGCGATTAAAGACTATAAAAAGGTTGCTTATGACATTGTTTATCGTCTTGAAAATGTTTCAAAAGACGACTATTCGATGCTTCTTAAAGAATTATTGTTGAATGTGTTTAGTTTAAAAAAGAGCATGGACATCGATGTATGTTTTCCAAAGGTAAAGGTGACAGAGGACATGGTACTCGATGCGGTAAAAGATATGTTGAAACTTAAAATAGAAAAGAAGACGGAACTTGAGGATAAGATTCAAAAGTATTTTAAAAGCGAAAAACCAGAAGGTGATGGAGAAGGCGAAGAAGAGGCGGAAGTAAATGTTTCTGAAGAATATTACGAAAGAAAGGTTGTCTATAATTCAATAAAGGCGCAGTCCGATTTAGTGGATATGTTGGCTTCCAGTGAAATTGACACGCCTGTAAAAATCGTCTATTTAATGGATTTGTTAGATTCTAGCTTTCCTCCCTTGGAAGGAGACCAAGTCACTTTCATCGGTTCCACCTTTGTAAATTACGGAGAAGAACTTCCAAGACTACAGCATTGTATCTGCGTGAATAAATCCGAGACAATTGTACCCTCACATACGCTGGAGTGTTATTCGACGGAGAAGGAAGCCATTCTTGCTTGGTCAGAATTAATTCGCAAAGAGGACCCCGACATTATTATTGGTTACAACATCTTTGGATTCGATTACAAATTCATGTTTGAAAGAGCTACTGAATTGGACTGTGTGGAAAAATTCATGGATTTAGGTCGAAACTTGGAGTACTGTATTGAACCTGAGGAATCCAAGATTGTTTTGGCTTCGGGTCCTTACGATTTAACGCGTCTTCACATGTCGGGGCGTTTACAGATTGATATGTATACCTATATGCGTAAGGAATTTAATTTGTCCTCCTATAAATTGGACTTTGTTGCAGGGTATTTGTTAAGCGATTCAGTAAAAGGGTTTGAAAATGGCGCGGAAACCTGTAAGATTATTACAAAAAATACAAAGGGGCTTGAATCAGGCTCCTATGTACATTTTGAAATTATCAATAATTCAAGTGATTTACTTGAGGATGGTAAAAAATTCAAAGTTCTCGAAGTTTTAAAGGATGGATTTATCATTGATTCGACTATCGATGTTAGTGAAAAAATAAAATGGGGTATGGCAAAAGATGACGTGTCTCCGCAGCAAATTTTCGAAATGACAAAAAAGGGTCCAGCTGAAAAGGGAGTTATTGCAAAGTACTGTATTCAGGATTGTAACTTGGTGCATCATATTTTCCAAAAGGTTGACGTACTAACAACCTTTATTGAAATGAGTAAGTTGTGTAGCGTACCGATTGACTTTCTGGTCATGCGTGGTCAGGGCATCAAAGGTACAAGTTATGTCGCGAAAAAATGCCGAGAGAATGACGTGCTTATGCCGCTTATTTCAAAGGGTAACATGGGAGACGCTTATGAAGGCGCGATTGTTCTTGAACCCAAATGCAATCTTTATTTAGAGGACCCCGTGGCGTGTGTCGATTATGGGTCTCTGTATCCATCTTCAATCATTAGTGAAAATTTATCACATGACAGTAAGGTTTGGACAAAGGAATATGACTTGGCAGGGGATATCAAAAAGGACCATGCAGGCAAGGATATGATTACGGGGGCTAGAAATCTATCAGGTGAATTTATTTATGATAATTTAGAAGGTTATAACTATGTGGATGTAAAATACGACACCTTTACCTATCGAAAAACGGGTAATAGCGCAGCGACAAAGGTGTTAACAGGTTACAAAGTATGCAGGTTTGCACAATATCCAGACAATAAAAAGGCAATTCTTCCTTCTATTTTACAAGAGCTTCTCTTGGCACGAAAGACCACGAAAAAGCAAATGGAAAAAGAAACGGACCCCTTTAAAAAGAATATCCTGGATAAGAGACAGCTAAGTATCAAAGTTACCGCGAATAGTTTATACGGTCAGTGTGGTGCAAAAACCAGTACCTTTTATGAAATGGATGTGGCTGCGTCCACTACTGCGGTAGGGAGGAAGCTCCTTATTTACGGAAAAGAAGTTATTGAAAATGTATATGGCGATGCCATGGTCGAGACAAAATACGGACCGATGAAAACGGCTGCAGAATACATCTATGGCGACACGGATTCAATCTTCTTTACCTTTAACCTTACTCAAAACGGTGTAAAATTGGAACCACAAAAGGCGCTGGAAGTTACGATTGAATTGGCACAAGAAGCTGGACATTTGGCAACCATGTTTCTGAAAAAGCCGCACGATTTGGAATACGAAAAGACATTCCTTCCCTTTTGTCTCTTGTCCAAGAAAAGATACGTGGGGATGTTGTACGAGTACGACCCGACCCAATGCAAGCGCAAGTCAATGGGTATCGTTTTGAAACGTCGAGACAATGCTCCTATTGTGAAAGATGTTTACGGTGGTATTATTGACATTTTAATGAAAGATAAAAATATCGATAAGTCGATTGAATTTCTACATAGTATGCTATCCATGATTTCCGATAAAAAGGTGCCCATTGAAAAATTAATTATTAGTAAATCGATTCGGTCCTTTTATAAAAATCCAAAGGCGATTGCACATAATGTTTTGGCGGAACGAATTGGTGTTCGAGACCCCGGGAACAAACCATCTCCGGGCGACCGTATCCCGTATGTGTACATTGTCTCGAACGCAAAGCTACAAGGAGAAAGGATTGAGACGCCGACGTTTATCAAAGATAATAAGCTAAAGATTGACTACGGGTTTTATATATCAAACCAAATCATGAAACCTGTTTTACAGATATACGGTTTGGTTTTATACAAGATGAAGGAATTTAGACGACGAAAGAACTCCTTTATGAATGAACTTGATACCTTAAAGGATACCATGGAGTATGATAAGTTTGTAAAAAAATCTCAGCAAATGATTAACAAAGAAGTTGAAAAAATATTGTTTGAGACTTATTTAAGAAAGGATAAAAATATAAAGGCTGGAAACGTGGCGATTACATCGTTCTTCAAGGCTTAAGGTACCAATTAATAGATAAGTAATCCATGACTCCAGAATTCATGTTTGTATCGATGGATTTCAAGTTTGGTCCCTTTCCATAGACGGATTGTATCTCTTCATAATTTAAGGCGTGTCCGTAGTAACGCAAGGAAGAGATAAACCCACTAAATCCATCAATTGAATCTCCGATAATCGTATCGTAATAATTTTGTCTCGGCAAATTTGTAAACGTTTTTCTTTTTGTGAGTACACCATTGATATAGATATCCGCGGTTTTATTCTCGATTCTCATTGTTACACATACCCATTTTTTCACAGGAATATTATTTATCGTAATAGACTCGGCATATTCTGTATTACCTTGACTATTTTTAAAGGTGTTTACAACGAAATATAAATTTATATTCGTATTATTTGTAGTAGGATTAGTTGAACTTGCCAATACACCCGAATTTACTTGCTGTGTTAAAAAGAGACCGGGTGATGCATTCACTATTTTTTTATTGACTCCATTTGCCAAAAAAGGGGTTACTCCTGTTGTGATTGAATCCTCATTTCCTTTTGAAAAGACGCGCTGATAAGACATGGCATCAGGATTTAATTTATCTACATAAAACCATACGTTCCATGTATATTCTAAACCATAATCTTCATTCACAGACCTCATAATAGGTACAGATTTTTCTACATTTGGATTAGAAGAGACGACCTTGGTATTATTTGATAAAACCATACCGTCGATAATAAAGGGGTCGGGGTTGTTCCCTACAAACCTTTGAATCATTTGAACACCAAAATTAAATAAAACAATAAAAAGCAATAGAATAAGTATAATAAATACAAATCTGCTAATCGCTGTATTCGATTGGGCAAACCCCTTTATTGCGCTACTCGCACTCGATAATGCAGCAAACCTAGAGCTTGTCGAAACCTTTTCTTTTACTTCGCTAACCTTCTCGGTAACTTTTTCCGAGACATTGTTTTTTATATTGACCACACCATTCTTTATTTTTTCTCCCATTTCCTTTGTTTTTTCAATAGCATTTGTCACTTGTCCAGATAATGTTGATTTTGGTTTTAAAGAATTAAATGTATTTTTTACTCTGTTTGTAATATTTTTTCCTTTGTTTGAATTACTCATTTATATTACATTAGAATATAATTACCGACTACGTTATTATCTTGGTAAAAAGTAAAGGTTGCGTTATATCGATTCAGTAAATTGCCTAATAAATTATCACTAAAACCAGCCTTGTAGATATCCCATGCTTCTTGTGGTGACACTATTTTATTGTAATATTTCGCATTTGATATTTGTCCTGCAAATCCCGTATTTCCTTTGCACAAAGTAATGGGTCCTTGATTGGAAGGTACAAAAAGAGGTTCGCTGTGTATTTGTGTATCTGTTAATTTACCATTGATATAGGTATCGGTATTGTTTGTGTCAAAACATACAGTTACATTGACCCATTTTTGTATATTAATATTTGGAACCGTAACGGTATTTGTTTGGGTTCCTGTTGAATTTTTAGATTTTACATCATATTTTATAACTAAATTATTCTCATAAGAGTCCAGTTCAAGGGTAGTTGGTTTTCCACCATCTCTTACATAATACATAACATTTTTGGTGTTTCCAAAGCCTGAGTTCCAGTCCTGAATATACATCCATATCGACAATGAAAAGGTTGCCGTCACGACAGGAAGTTTGTCTGCAGGATAGACAATTTCAGAGTTTGCCGCCTTTGGTGAATCCAAGACATTTTTATACGATTTAAACATGGATAAATTACTTAAAATAAATATAGCCAAAATTGCTAAAAAAACGATTAATACCATCTTTATTTTGCCTTGTACTTGGTCAGTGTAAACTAAATACAATCCTACAATAATAATAAGAATGACAATAATTGAAGATAACGAGCTAAGTTCCATTATATTACTATAATAAATTAAATAGGTGTAGAATTCTTATGAAAAGTTTTATAAATAGAATTTATTTTAGACGCCGTTAGAGGTATATTATAATATTTCATATTGCATATACCGCCGACATTACTATTGTCAGAAGAGCCGACAATTAACATCTCTTGTGGAGACATGTCAGGAAGCAAATTCGTGGTCGTTACTAAATTATTATTGATAAATAAATCGAATTTTCCATAGCTATAATTCATAACAATATGATTCCATCTTTGGTACAAAACCGTATTTGTTCTATAGAGAACGTCATTCTTCTTATTGTTTATTTCTACTGTTAATTCACTCTTGGAAGGTGTGTAATAAAGCGATGGTTTTAAACCAAAGGTTAATATGGTTTGTTTATCTACACATGTATCTAAAGTATTAAAATATACCCAGAAGGATATTGCATAGTGATATAAGTTTCCCGTGTCTCTTTTAGTTCCGAATAAAAGAGAAGGTACAGATAAAAGCGTATAACCTGTTGCAAAAGTTGCAGAATATAATATTTGCACCTTATCTACTACATTTAATAAATCTGGGTGTTTAAGAACTAAATAAGAAATATAGGCTCTTAAAAGTTCGGGACGATTATCCCATAAAAAAGCCATTCCATCAATTTCCCTTTGTATTTCGGGGTCCTGTCCTGTTAATTTATTTAAAATATTTTGCTCTGTGGATTCTAAATAATTATATATAGCATTTGCGGTTTGCGTATCTTCATTTTTTACAGAGGTAAAGTTTTCTTTAAAATTCGATTTTACTCTGTTTGCAGATATATCATTTACGATACCCTGATATTTGTTCAATATCTTTGTTAAATTTGCTGAAATATCGCGTTCGTTGGCTGATAAATCAGGGATAACTTTTGCACGCGGATTCGGATTGCCCGATAGGTCTGTGATAGACTCTAATTTTAATAGTAACGTCTGTGTCCATCTATCGTAAAAAGGAAGGGAATTTATTATTTTTTCATTTAAATCGTTGCGCGATAAAGAAACAATATTTGTATTCAAATACACGGGTGTTGTGATAAGGGTTATCCCATCATTTTTATACATTTGCCTTCCTATTTCTGGTATACCATACATAAAAAGAATATAGACAACAAGAATAATGAACAAGATAAAAGTTGTAGTTGGCGTGTTTTTGTAGTCTTTCTTTACATATTCAATAAGGTCTGTCAAAATACATGGAATATACATGATGATATCTTTTGCTAATTGTAGAGCAGGATTATCAAGGGTACCCGTGTCTGAATATTTATTTAATAGCGCTAAAACAATAATTAACAATCCTAATGTTCCCCATAATGAATAACTTAATAAGAACTCCGTCGAATTTATGAATAAACGATACAGATAATAGGATGCAATTGCCAAGATAATTAAAAGGAATACAAATTTAAAATACTTTACAAAATAAAAAGAAAAATCTGAAAACAATTCTCCTATTTGATTATTGGGATTTTTTAAGTGTCTTTCCATGAAAATGATTGCAGCAAAAATGATAAAAATATAGAGGACAATCATTGGTATTTTAAAAAGACTTACAATATGGTAAGGGTTTGCATAAAATATATAATATCCAAGACTTAGAATAATAAATAATACAACAAAAATTATAGTTTTTGCTGATAAAGCCATTGTTATACTATTAGATTAAATATTCTCCATCGAAGTTTTTTCTCCGTGACAATTTCGACATAAAGCGACTAAATTATTGATATCATTTGTACCACCTTGGTCAAGTCTTTTTACGTGGTCCACCTCAAACCATGCTGTAAGTTGCTGTCTACATTTTTGACACTTCCAATTTTGATGAGAGGCAACATATTTCTTTTTTGTCTCGCTCACACTTCTTTTATTTGACTGTTTACCAGAGCTTTCAATTCTTTGACTCGCTGCATCTTTTCCACCGTTTAAAAGAGGATGGATTAATTCCTTTGTTGACCTATCTATCGGTACCACATGAATGTATTGTTTTAGAGCATTCATCATGGACCAACTTTCCCCTGGATTTCTATTCATAATAATTAAAAGACCCATCGCCATGACAGCTATCAATCCAATTTTGTAGTATTTTGTGTATTGTTTAAAGTTATTTATAATAAAATTATCATAATAAGTATTATACATAAGTCCTCCTGTAATTAAAACAATAGCAAACTGTGGTGTCATTTAATTTTATAAATATAAAAAAATATTAAAAGAACAATCAATGTAAAAAAAACGTGGTGTGCTCTGCGCTGTTTATAAGCGTCGTCTTTGGGTATGATTTCGCTTTTGTACTCTTCGTAATCCTTTATGTGTTTGTTTTTTATGGTATTAAACTTTTTATAAAGTAAATACCCATATTCATTCATAGATTCATTTTTATCATAATAACAATGAATCGGATTTCTTACAATAATATCAAATAAAATAGACTGCTCGTCCTCTGGCATAAAAAAAGGTATGGCACTTATTAATTCGGATATCTTTTTTTTATTTGGTTTGGAAGGTTGATAAAAATGACACGCGTATCTTATATAATGAAAGACACAGTCACTATTCATTTAATATATAATATAAATATATTTACATCTATAAGTTAATTATATGGACTCAAAAAAATATTTATGTAATAATTGTGGTAATTATGGTCATCTTTTTTACAACTGTAAAAAGCCTATTACCAGCTTCGGGATTATCTGTTATCGACGTAACTTGAAAAATGAGATTGAATATTTATTAGTCCAGAGAAAAGACACGTTGGGGTATGTAGATTTTTTAAGAGGAAAATTTTCCGAGACAAATAATTTTCAATTGCTTAATATCATCCATGAAATGACAGAAGAAGAAAAGGTAAATATACAGACAAGAACCTATAAGGAGTTATGGTCTAAACTATGGAATAATGTATTGGAAAGTTACGAGATAAAAAACGAGGAAAAATTTAATTATATTAAAAAAAACAAACTTCATTTATTTACAAACGAAACTCCGTGGAAAGAACCAGAATGGGGATTTCCAAAAGGGAGGCGAAATTACAAAGAAAAGGATTTGGAATGTGCTCTTAGAGAATTTAGTGAGGAAACGGGTTATGACAAGAACGATATTACACTTTTGAAAAATTTAAACTCGTTTGAAGAAATATTTACAGGGTCTAATTTAAAGTCTTATAAACACAAATATTTTCTCGCATCCATACCCTATTTTATTTCTCTAGATGACTGTAATTATCAAAAGTGTGAGATTGGAAACATGAAATGGTTTTCTTTTGAGAATGCAATTAGACAAATAAGAGATTATAACATTGAAAAAATAGAATTGCTGAGAGATATAAATAAATTGTTAGAAGAAAATACAATTTTTTAATATGAAATAACTATAAATGGAAAGGATAGGGATATACCCTCATTTAGACGATTCACAATTACAAAAAAAGATTACCCTTAAAAAGG